TGGGTATCTCGGATTGTAGACCTACCTTCCCCTGGGCCTCCCGGCCGATGTAGCTCGGCTCACACTCCCGCATCGACCTGCTTGCCAGGCATCTCTCAGCCCTGTGGCCAGGTCACCAGTGCCCACTGCGTAGCGGTCATACTGCCTGCCACGGTCTGTCCCGGCGGGCTGGCCGGGCTGGACTCCCACCAGGAGGCCGTGTCACGGTGGCGGGCCGGCGTGCGTCTTCGCACGCGAGTGGGTGCTGGTCCTCAGCTACCCAGGGGTGTCGCTCCAGGCCGTCGCATCTGGGGCGCATCCTCTACCTACTTGACCCCCGCCGTCAAGTGTGCAACCATGTCGTTGCAGCTTCCGCGTTTCATCTGGCGGTAAGGCCGGTCCTCCGGGGCCGGCCTCCGTCGTTCTAGGGTGGGGTCGTGCCCCGCGACCGCTTCGGAACCCTCGGTGGGCTCGGCTCGGCCGAGTACATCGTGGCCATCACCCCCAACGACGGCACCGACCTGGACGAGTACTCGCGGGCCGTCTACGTGGGAGGCGCCGGCGATCTGACCGTGATGACGGTCGACAACACCGTCGTCACCTTCTTCGCCGTCCCTGCCGGGGCCATGCTCCCCATCCGGGTGCGACGGGTACGATCCACATCGACCACCGCCACCAACATCCTGGTCCTGGCCTAGGAGGCAATCTTGGACACCGGCATTCTCTCGGAATGGCAGCAGCGCATGGGCGTCGGGGAACGACAGTCCCAGACCCCCGTCCCCTGCCGTGATCTCGGTGAGGGCCGCCGGGCCTACGCCGTGGCCCACGAAGACGGGGGCCGCGCCGGATGGCAGGTCGAGCACGGCCGCACCGCCCGTCAGCCTGGTCGCCTGGACGCCGTGGTCGAGCAGCGCACCATCGAGGTGAAGGTCAGGTGAGCTGGTTCAAGAAGCGACCCGAGCCCCCGCCCCTGGCCCTGAGCCGGGACGACCTGGCCACCGTGCTGCGCTACGAGTGGATGGCCCGCTTCCACCGCCTCGCCGGTGACGAGTCCTCCGCCGCCCTGTGCGACCAGGCAGCCGAGACGACCGAGCGGTACCTCACCCTGAAGACGAAGCGCAACGCCGCCGGCCGTTACACCGACGAGCGCCTGGAGTTCGAGTACCGCCTGGCCCGCCACAACCTCAACGAGGAGCGTGGCTTCTGGCGCCAGATCCGTGAAGTCACCCAGGGCGGCCACTACCCGGTCCAGGTCGTCGAGCTCAACATCCCGACCGACGACGAACTGCTGGCCGGCGCATGACCGCGGCGAACGGCTTCTTCGGACTGACCCTGGAGAAGGCGCTGGAGAACTCGGCCGCCTTCGACCTCGACAACGACGCCATCAAGGGCCAGCTCCACATCTCCACGTTCACCCCGAACTTCAACACCAACGCCTTCCAGTCCGACCTGGCCAACGAGGTCGCCAACGGCAACGGCTACACCACCGGGGGCATCGCCCTCACCATCGTCACCGCCGCCCCCGCCTCGCTGAAGTACACCTTCGACTGCAACGACAACTCGTGGCCGTCGAGCACCTTCACGGCGCGCGCCGAGATCGGGGTGGACACCACGCCCGGCTCGGCCGGTACCAACTGGCTGGTGTACGAGAGCGACTTCGGCTCCGACTTCACCACCAACAACGGGACATTCCTGATCCAGCGCCACGTCAACGGCATCTTCACAGTGACGTACGGTTGATCATGCCCACCATCAAGGCCCGCCCCGTCCCGACCGCCGAAGCGGTCACCTACATCGGCTCCAACGCCGGCGAGGTCGTCAGCCTGGTGCGCCGGGTGGCGGCCCTCCACATCTGGTCGCCCCTCGAGCATCCCCTCGGCACCGTCGAGGTCCGCACCGAGGAGCCGCACCTGGGCGTCAGCGTCAACGTGCGCCACTCCCACTGGGGATTCGACCAGAATAATGTCTGGGTCGAGTTCGTCGACGAGACGTGCGTGCTGCGGGTCGAGCCCGGCAACGTCGCCGTCTTCGACCCCTTTGCCGAGACCCCGCTGTTCGTCCTCACCGGTGACCAGTTCGACGCCCTCTACGAGGTGACCGGATGACCCGGCTCTACATCGAGCAGACCCTCGGGCCGTTGCAGGCGGCCGACGGCCTGGCCTACAACACCTCGACGACCCTGACCGACGTGTCCCCCGGCGCCGCCACCGCCGGCATCGCGGTGGAGCCCGACCAGCTCGACCTGGGCGCCCTCATTCGTGTCTTCTCCGCCTTCACCGCCTCCAACACCTCCACCCCCACCCTCCTCGTCGGCGTCTACTTCGGGGCGGTGGCCGGTACCGCGCTGGCTGCCAGTACCGCCGTCACCACCACGACGGCCATGACCAACTGGCGATGGGAGGTCGAGCTCACCGGCGTCATCCAGGCCGTCGGCTCGTCGGCCAAGTTCATGCCCCTCCTCGGCCACATCAAGGTGCCGACATCGTTGACGGCGTGGACCATCCGCCCGATCCCGGAGACGGCCCTGGCCCAGGTGACGATCGACAACACCGCCCGCAAGCTCATCACCATCGGGGCCCAGTGGGGGACGAGCTCGGCATCGAACACCCTCACCGATCGAGGCTGCGGCGTCGAGCTGCTGAACTAGGCGGCGGCCGCGACATGGCCGAGATCCACACCAAGGCAATACCGTGTAGCTGGCCCGCCCACATCAAAGCGGTGATCGGCCCCACCGCACTGACCACCAGCTACACCGTGGTCTGCCAGGGTGTCGGTGCGTTGGGTGAACAGCCCCCGGCTTCCCAGGTCTTCTCCTTTCCTGGCCCCGCGCAGACAGCAGCCAACGCTTGGGTGATCACCTGCGGCCTGACGCCGTGAGCTGAGACGTCATGGCCCTTGTCCGCACCGCCCGCGATAGTGGGCAGTCTTCGACTGGTATCGGGACCGCCAGCTTCACGACGTCTCCGAACTTCACCCCGTCGAACAACTCGCTGCTCGTGGTCTGTGCGTCGGCTGTTTCCTCGACGGCGATCACCGCAACCAACCTGACGATTGCCGATTCACTCGGGACGCTGACCTGGACATCGCGGGCCACCTTCGACCAGAACAACTGGGGCATCGACGATGGGGCCATCCGGCTGTGGACGGCGCCCGTGGGCACGGGTGCGTCGATGACGGTCACCATCGACATGGGCGCCGATTCGGTCGACCTGTTCAACGTCTGGATCGTTGACTACACCGGCTATGACCCGGTCACCCCGATCGGCGTCACCGGCAGTTTCAGTCTCACCTCTACCCCGACTGGACCGAAGTCGCTGACGCTCAGCGGGGCGCCCGCCGCCACATCGGAAGTGATCGGCTACCTGGTTCGTGATGATTCATCGGGCAGCCCGACCTCGTCCCCGGGTGCGACGTTCACCGAGTTAGTGGACGTCGACACGTCGGGTCACGGCGGGTTCGAAGTTGAAGCCAGGTCCGGGTCTACGTCCACGACGGTCGACTGGAACGTCGATGACGGCACTGGCTTCGTCCTCAACGCCATCGCGCTCGGATTCGAGATCAGAGCGGCGACCGCGGTCGGCGGCAACTGGCGGGTCCTGCCCCCGGCGCCGATCCTACTCGGCCTCCTGGCCAAGGCCCAGGCCCTCACCGGGGGCGCTTCGACCACCGTCAGCGCCACCGCCCTGCCCGGTGCCTTCGATATTCCGTTCGCCTTCCCGCTTGCCGCCGGTAGTGCCGGGATCACCGCCACGCCGGGAGCGTTCAACGTCTTCTTCACGTTCCCGTTGGCCACCGGCAGCGCCGGGGCGACGGCTACACCGGGTGCGTTCAATATCCCGTTCGCCTTCCCGGCCGCCACCATCTCGGCCGGGGCCACGGCCACCCCCGGTGCCTTCAACGTCTTCTTCACTTTCCCCCTCCCCGCCGTTTCCGCCGGAATAACGGCGACACCCGGGGCCTTCGACATCCCCTTCACGTTCTGGGCGGCGGCCATCGTCGCCGTCACCGCTGCCCTGCCCGGCGCCTTCAACATCCCGTTCACGTTCCCCCTACCCGTCGGCTCGGCCGGGGCCACCCCGACGCCAGGGGCGTTCGATATCCCCTTCACCTTCCCCCGGGCCACGGTCACCACCGGGGGCGCCGGCCCGGTGCGACCCCACATCGCCATCTCCATCCACATCGGGGTGGGCAACCCGGCGCTGGTACGGTGAGGCTGATGCTCATCACCTCCGGGTACGGCAAGCACATGACCCCACTCCTGGCGATCACCACCGACGACCCGGTCGTGGTCGTCCTCATCATCGTGATCCTCGTCCTACTGTTCCTGGCCCTCCTCAAGTTCCTGCTCAACCGGTAGAGGTACGCTCCCCGGCATGGACCGGAGTGAGCTGAGCTCGATCGAACTGCGGCGCGACAAGCCCTACGACGAGGAGACGGTGTCCCATATCCGCTTCCCCGACGGCTCCATCGCCTGCATCCCCCACGCCCCCGCCACCGAATGGGCACCACTGGGCAATGTCGTGGCCGTCGAGGCGTTCAAGCTCCACCTGGCCGTCAGAGGGATTCCGGCGGAATGAAGGCCAACGCCGGAGCCGTCGTCGGCTTCAACCAGGCTGAGAAGCGGCGGGCCACGTTCCTGGAGGCCGTGGCCGACGGCAACACCATCGCCCAGTCCTGCTCGATCGCCGGCATCAGCGACTCCGCCTACCGCCAGTGGCGGGGCCGGTACCCCCGCTTCGCCGCCCAGGCCGACAGCGTGCGGGCCGACGCCCGCGAGCGCAACGGCGCCCCCATCGTCAAGAACACGGTGATGGGGTTCGCCCAGTTCCGCAAGCGCTACTTCGGCTTCGACTCCCCGCCGTTCCAGCTCGAGGTCATCGACGAGCTGAACAACCTCATCCCCGGCCAGATCCTGCTGGTGCTGTTCGCCCCCCTGCACGGCAAGACCACGCTGTTCGAGGACTACGCCTGCTACCAGCTGGCCTACGACCGCTCGTGGATGGGCACCGTGGGCATGAACAAGATCGACCACGCCAAGAAGGTGCTGGGCCGGATCAAGGGGCGCATGGAGCCCGACGGCGGCTACTCCAAGTTCGTGGCCGAGCAGGGCCCGTTCCGGGAGACCGGCCCCGGGGCCCGCCGTCAGATCTGGTCGGCCGGCTACTTCAACGTGCACGGCAAACCCGGTGGGTCCGATCGTGACTACTCGATGCAGGCGGTAGGGGCCACCAGCTCGCTGGCCTCGATCCGCACCAAGCACCTCCACGGCGACGACCTCCAGGACACGAACTCCTCGGGCCAGACCGACGAGATCGAACGCAAGTTCCGCCAGGACTGGCTGAGCCGCCCGGCCGACGAGGGCATCACCACCGTCTTCGGCAACCGGGTGATCGACGACGACTTCTACAACCGGCTCCTGGAGGACGAGGAGCTGCGCCAGCCCCGCTCCAACGGGCGCCCCCCGCTGCTACGGGTCATCCAGTACCCGGCCCTCATCAAGGATTCCGACGGAATGGAGCGCCCCCTGTGGCCGGGCCGGTGGACCCTGGAGTCGCTGGAGGACATGATGTTCAAGGTGAAGGAGCCGGCGTGGTCGCGCAACTGGCTCCAGCGCCCGGACCTGGTGGTGAAGAACCGGCACTTCTCGGCCGAGAACATCAAGCCGTGCTACACCGACCGCCTCCTCACCCCCATCCCCGGCGGCATCTGCTGGATCGGCGTAGACCCCGCTCTCGGCGGGCGCAACTGCATCGTGGCCGCCGACATCGCCACCGGTGCCATCCGGGTGACCGGCATCCGCGAGGCCGTGGGCCTGGAGCAGAACGAGCAGATCTTCGACGAGCTGGAGGCCGAGGTCGTGCGCCAGAAGGTGGCCGGCGCCATCGTGCCCCGGGTCATCATCGAGTCGAAGAACTTCCAGCAGGGCATGGCCCGCGACGAGCGCCTCCTGTCGATGGCCAACTCGCACGGCTTCGAGGTCTACGAGCACCTCACCGGCATCAACAAGTGGGACGCCGACATCGGCGTGCTGTCGATGCTGTTCACCATGAAGACGAAGGAGTTCGACTTCCCCTACGGCGACGATCCCCACACGCGCGAGATGGTCAGCCAGATGACCAACCAGTTCTACGCCTTCCGCACCTCGGCCGACGAGATGATCGGCAACCGGAGATTCCGGGGGAATGTGATGCGCCAGGACATGGTCATGGCGCTGTGGTTCATCTGGATCCACTGGCGCATGAACACCAAGGTGCCCGTCACCAACGAGGCCGGGTGGCAGACTCGCATGAGTGGCGACCTGCGCCTCACCCCGACCCGACCCAACCTGATCATCCCGGTAGGAGCCCGACTGTGAGCATGACCGCCTACGCCACCACCGATGGCAACTACCTGACGGGCGGATACGACGCCGAGCACCCGCCGTTCGGCCTGCCGTGGCACACCATCGCCCAGATCTGCTTCATGCGCCAGGCCAACCGCTCGCCGTTGTTCGTGGCCATGCAGGACGTCCGTGACCGCTACAACGGGACGTGGGTGCTGCCCCTCCCGGACGTGGAGGGTGAGCCGGTACTGCCGCCGTTGACTCCCGCCATCATCGCCAACGGCACCGACAACCTGGCCGTCCAGGCCTCCAGCGTCCTGGAGAGCATCTGGTATCCGGCGCTCAACCCCCACGCCCAGCAGGGCCGTACCAGTCTGGCCTACGCCCGCATCCGCCGCCAGGCATTGGCCGCGACGTGGTTCAAGAACACTTTCAACCTCACCCGCCGCCGGGCCTACCGGCACCTCGCCGCCTACGCCACCTGCGCCATCGTCGTCGCCCCCGACTTCAAGACCGAGATGCCCCGCATCGAGATCCGCGACCCCCTGGCCTGCCTCCCCGAGGAGAAGTCGATCGAGACGGTACGACCGCCGATCAACTGCGGGTTCACCTTCCGCCGCTCCGGCGAGGACCTGCGCAGCCGGTTCCCCAAGCTCCAGGAGGAGCGCGGCGGGCCCATCTCGGCCGACGACACCTGGCAGTCGTGGCAGACGCTGGAGTGGTTCGACGAGGAGTCCATCGTCTACGGTCTCATGGGGCCGATTGAGGCGATCGGCCCCCACATCGCCCGCTCCTACGAGCAGACCCAGGCGTGGATGGAGATAGTCCGCTTCCCGAACCGGGCCGGCTACACCCCGGTCATCGTGCCCGAGCGGGTCACCCTGGACCGCCTGGTCAGCCACATGGCCAACGTCATCGGCATCGTGGACCTCCAGGCCAAGCTGCGGGCGCTGCACATCCTGGCCGCCGAGAAAGGCATCTGGCCCACCCTCTACGCCGTGGGCGTGGACGGCCGCTCACCCGAGATCGTCAACAACGGTGGCGAGTGGCAGGACGGCCGTACCGGCAAGATCAACCTCCTCAAGGGCGTGGCCAAGGTGGACATGATCCGGGCCGCCCCCGATATGTCGATCGAGTCGATGATCGACCGCATGGAGCGCGACGCCAACATCAACATCGACGTGGCCCCCATGATGAACGGCGAGAACAACAACTCGCTGCGCACCGGCCGGGGCCTCGACACGATGGCGGGCATGTCGATCGACCCCAAGATCCTCGAGCTCCACGAGATCATGCAGGCCTACCTGCCGATCATGAACGAGGCGATCGCCAAGTGCTACGTCGGGTACTGGCCCGACAAGAAGTACGTGATGTTCTCCGGCTGGCCCGGCACCCGCGGCCACGTCGAGTTCACCCCGTCCCAGCACCTGGAGGAGTCCTACGAGAACATCGTCACCTATCCGGTACCGGGCGCCAACCTCCAGACCACGACCGTCATCCTCGGCCAGCTCCAGGCGGCCAAGGCCATCCCGACGGCCGACTTCCGCCGGCGCCACCCGTTGATCGACGACGAGGACGAGGCCCGCATCGGCGTGGACACCGAAGACCTGTGGGACGCCCAGAAGCGGGCCGTGTCGGTGGCCATCGCCACCGGTCAGGCCCCGCCCGAGCTCGGCATGTTCCTCGGTGAGGAGCTGGCCAAGGGCGGCAACCAGTTCGAGGCGTTGCAGAAGGCGTACGAGCGGCTCAAGGTGGCCCAGGAGAAGGAGCAGGCCGATCAGGCACAGCAGCAGGGACAACTCCCCCAGCCGGCGATGGGACCCGGTGGCGCCTCCGCCGGCCCCGGTGGACCCCAGATGTCGGGTGGTACCGCTCCGGCCGAGCCGATGCCGGGAGGTACCGCCCCCGGCCCCGGTGGCGCGCCGGGCGCCACGCCAACCTCGGCCTCGATCGGTCCGAACCCGGACCAGGCCGGTATGCGCCGGGTGATGCTGGCCCTCAACGCCGGGCGGAGTAACGGCTGATGCCCCGCACCCGTCAGCACCAGGACCGGCTGTCGTCGGCCAACGCCCCGTCCCCCGGCTACGGCCAGGGCGTAGCCATCGAGGCCGCCCGCAAGGCCATGCCGACGGTGGACAAGCAGGCCGAGACCGACGCCCTGGTGGCCAAGGGCGTGGCTGCTGCCCGCCAGCGGGCCGCCAAGCTCACGCCGCAGCCACCTCCCGGCCCCCCGCCCAACCCGATGGACATCGGCGCCGCCGCCGCCCAGGCCCTCCCCGCCGTCCCCGGGCACTTCAACGCCCCCACCCAGTGGCCCGGGGTGCCCGTCACCAATGGCCTGGCCAGTGGTCCAGGGGCCGGTCCCGAGGCCCTCGGCCCGGCCACCGCCACCAGTGCAGGAGCCCCTCTGTGGCAGGCGCTGGCCGCCGCCACCGGTGACCCGTACTTCACCGACCTGGCCCGGAGGTCCGGCCTCGGCGGCTGATTCCGGCAGAATGGCAGCCCATGAGCGGGATGACCACCAGCGACCTGGCTAGCTACTACCAGTCCACCGTCGCCAACCCGACCGATGTGGGCTCCGCCCAGACCCTGTCTCAGCAGCAGCGCCTGGGCGCCCGCATGAAGCTGATCATGAACCAGGTGCCGGAGCTGGCCCAGCAGCCGACGGCCCTCATGCAGCTGGCCTCGAGCGCCTACTCCGACGCCGACCTGGCCGGTCACGCCGCCGCCATCGGCGCTTCCCAGTCCCTCGATGGGTTCCTCGGCGTCCTGAAGCAGTCGTCGCCCGCCGGCCAGCGCGCGCTGTGGAGTCAGATGACCTCGCAACAGCAGGCCGCCGCCGCCCAGCTCGGCTACCAGCCGCCCCACAACAACGAGGGGTCCTGGTTCTCGGGCGTCCTGTCCCCGGTGGCCGCCCCCGCCGGGCAACTGATCGGAGATGTCCTCCATGCCGGACAAGCCATTGCCGAGCCCGTCGTGGGACGAGCCCTCGGGGCCCTTCAGTGGACCGCCGACCAGCCTGCCCATGCCTACCGGGCCATCGCTTCCGATGACAGTGCGCTTGCCCCCCTCGTCCTGGGAGGAGCCGCCGTCGGTGGTGCTCTCGCTGCCCCGTTCACCGGAGGCCTTAGCCTTGGTCTCACAGCTGCCGTCATCGGCGGTGGTGCACTGGCTGGAGCCACCATCGGAGCCGCCGCCACGAGCCCATCGGACTGGTGGGACGCCTACCAGTCCTCGTGGGACGGCGAGCACACCTTCCACACGGAGGCGCAGGCCAAGGCTCGTCTGATCCTGTCCGACGACCGGCTCAACAACCTGGCCAAGGACGTGGCCTGGGGCCACGACCAGCTCGGCCTCTACGACCTTGCCTCCCAGCTGGCCGGGGTGTCCGACGCCAACGACCCCAGCGTCTACGACAAGTCCCTCCAGCGGGTGGCCGACCGCACCTTCACACCGGGCACGCCTCAGCACGACACCTTCTACGGTCAGCTCCGGGACCTGGCCGCCGACCCCCAGTTCAAGCAGGCCGTCGACACGCTCCAGGAAGGCAAGATCAGCCCCGGGCGGGACCTGACCAACGCCCTCGGCATGAGCCCGTCGCAGGGTTGGGGCCGGGTGGTGTCGGGTGCCACCGACGCGCTGTGGCTAATGACGCTCGACCCGACCCTGGTGGCGGCCAAGGCCAGCGAGTCGTATCGCGTAGCAAGATACGGTCTCAACGCCCTCGACCCCGACGCCAACATCGCCAAGATGGTGAACCTCTACGGCAAGGACGGTGGCTGGACCCGCACCGTCGACCTCCTGGCCGACACGGTGAACAAGGGCGCCGGCTCCTTCGAGGACCTGCGCACCCGCGCCCCGCAGCTCCAGCAGTTCTACGACCCGGTGGTGGACTGGGCCCGGGCCAACAAGCTGGACACGGTGACCGGTAACGACGTGCTCGACTGGATGACCCAGTCGAACCAGATGACCGATCTGGTCATGGGCCGCGCCGCCCGTCCCGGCGAGCGCCTCATGCTACCCCGCATCAGCCGCACCGGCACGGCGTGGGGCTCGGTCAAGGCCGTCATGTCCGATGTGTTCGACGCCACCAACGACGCCGACATGGCCCACATGATGCGCCGGGTGGCCGATGCCGGTGACGAGGCTGAGCAGGCGCTGCGTGTCTCCCAGGTCGGTGCCCTCCCGCCGACCGCCGCCCAGGCCGCCAACCTCGGATATTCCGCCGGAATCGAAGGCACCCAGACCAGTGGCGTCTACAACGCGGTGCGGGCCCTGGCCGACCTACCAGTCATTGGGTATCCGCTGCGGAAGGCTGGCACTCTCGCCGCCGGCATCACCACCATGGCGCCGGAGCGTGGAGCGATCAGCCTCGTAGGTCCGAACGCGGCTCACGAGATCGACCAGTTCGGTGAGCTCTATCGGACGGCCGGAGTCCAGAGTTGGGTGCGCTCCGCGTGGCGGGACTTCATCCTTGCGCAGGAGAACGACGGCCAGCGCCTCAACGCGATCTCGCAGTACACGGACACGGCGATGCGCGTTGGGGGACTCGATCGTGTGGACGGAGGTGAGGAGCTCATCGCACGATTCCGAGACCATCTGCAACAGGCCTACTACACAGGTAGCAACGCGGCAGTCGACACACCCGTCGGCCGAGTGCCCATCGGTCAGCTCGTAGTGCTGGATCAGGCCTATGACCTGCCGATCCCGGACGTAACTGAGATCCGACGGGCGGTACAGCGCAGCGGCCTGCTCCACGACGTGCTGGGCGTCGTCGACACCCCGCTCATAGACACCGCGATGAACCGGATCTGGAAGCCCAGCGTCCTCATGCGCATCGGGTTCATCCCCCGCGTCGCCGGTGACGAGATGTTGGCCTGGATCGCACGGAGCGGCATCGGGGCCGGCGTCAGTGGCTTCGGGGCGCGGGCGGTGGCTCAGGGCGAAGCGTACGGTGAGGTAGCTGACAAGGCCGCCCTCCTCGGTCGAGATGCCCTCGATGCCCAGGAGCTCACTCGCCTTGACCACTGGCGGTATCTCGCTCATGTACGACCGCTGGAGCGGATAGCCAACCGCGTAGGGTTCGGCGAGAATCTGGCCCAGCAGGTGCTCGGTGGCTACAGCGACTTCGTACGCAGCACGCTTAGCCAGGGTGTTGCTCCGGGCTTCGTGAATGGCCTCAGCGATCGGTGGCGGCAGCTGGTATCGCCCGACGGGTCGATCCGTGATCTGTTCCTCCATGGTGTTCCTCCTGATCTGGGTGAAGCGGCTCAGGCCTGGACCCACTGGGCCTCTGACCGCGTGATGAAGCAGGCCTCGTCCAACCGTACGGGTCCGTGGGACAACGAGTGGACGGGCAACAACTACGGGCGGCTGGTGCAGACCTACGACCCGCGCAACAAGACGTCCGAGGAAGCGATGCTGATGCCGCTGCGGGGGCAGTTCGAGCGCAAGTACATCGACAAGGACCCCACGTTCATGTCGGCGCTCCACGAGCAGTACTCCAAGTCGGTCGACGATCCCTTCCAGGGCCCGGTCATCCGCGACTTCCTCACCCACTACCTCCCCGACACCATCCCCGAGGCCTCCGTCTCGGCCGCCCATAACGCAGTGTCGTCAGTGGGTGACCCGATGCTGCGCCAGCTCCTTGTCGAGGCCTCCACCGGCGAGCCCAACAGCCTGGTGGTCAAGGATCTTGTGGGCCGCATCCGCAACCGGGACATCCGCCAGCTCGTCTACGCCAACATGCCGCTGGGCGATCTGCATTCCGCCGGAATCTACGACGCTGTGGGCAAGGCCCTCCCGTCGGACGACTTCAGCGCCCTGAAGCGCTTGGCCGAGCTCGACCCCGGCGACCAGCGCCACGTCGGCATGCTGCTCCACGCCCACCAGAACGGCGACCTGCCGACCAGTTGGCACTCGGCCGACGAGCTGCACGACTTCCTCCTGAACGGACTGACTGATCAGTCAGCCAATCCCGACTGGATGCAGCAGCTCACCCGGTCGCGCTATGCCGCCATCAGCCCGACCGGCATGCCGGTGGCCAACGCCCCCGCCCGGGGCACCACCCGCATGTACTTCGCCAACGCCGACCCGACGGTGTTCGGCAACCTCCTGTCCCAGCAGGGCGACCCCGGCAACCTGGCCCAGACGATCTACCAGCACCTGGCCGACGGCCTTCACCAGATCGAGGGCCACGTCTCCCTCGACCGGATGAACCACGTCGAGGCCTTTGCCAACCAGCTGGCCCACGCCGGCCCCGCCGTGTGGGACGAGATGTCCCGCCTGGCCACCGAGTCCGGCCACGGCGTCACCCCGCTCACCCTGATGGCCTTCGACGACCCACGCATGGCCGAGGAGCTGTCGCGTGTCCTCCAGTCCAAGTGGACCGAGATGCCGATCACACGTCTGGACGCTGGCGCCGGTGGGTTCCTTCGAGGGGAACCATTCAGCTACCAGGCGGCCGACTCCGCCCACTACGCCTACGCCGACCTACCCGACGACCTGCGCAAGTTCCGCGACGGCGAGCTCTACGGCGTGCACCGCCCGATCATGGACAACGGCCGGCGGGCATGGGTCACCGACTCCGACGCCCTCATGGGCCGCACCCAGATCGTCCCGAAGGGCACGCCCCTGGTACGCACCACCCGCGGCCCGATCGAGCAGCTCGGTGACGTGCAGAACATCCCACCCGCCGACAACGTGTGGTACCACGGCACCACCAACGCCTGGTACGACGAGCATCCCAACCCGGGTTTCGCGGAAGGCAATCCCGGCTCGCTCTACGGCCCCGGTCTCTACATGACCGACACGCCGGCCATCGCCCACGACTACGCCGGTGGTGGCTTCAACCCGACCGACCTGAACGACAGCACTGTGTACCGCCTCGAGCCCACCGACCCATGGAAGCTCCTCGACCTCGACCATCCCAACGACCGTCAGAAGGAAGACCTCAAGAACGCCATAGACGGGGCATGGCACAACGTGGGTGGTAGCGAGAACGTGCTGCCATCACATTACATAGAGCAGTACATGCGTGGCGTCCACAACGCAGGTGAGGATCCGACCGAGTTCGAGTGGTACATCGAACCTGCCAACAACATCGGTGACGCCTACCGCATGTTCCTCGATGACGTCTCCAACGACTACGGCAGGGCTGAGGACCTCGGAGCCCTCATGTCGAAAGAGGTACCCAAGCTCCTCACGGAGAAGGGCTATGACGGTTTCACCCATCTCGCCGGTCAGATCGTGGGCAACCGTGATCATCAGGTGGCGATCGTATGGGACCCGGAGTCAGCCTGGGTGACCGGCGCCAACAAGCTCGACCGCGAGATCCCGTTCGGTCCCAAGGTCCCTGGCATCTCCTTCGAGGACGCCAACACCGAGCGCATGCGCCAGCGGGCGGTGGACATCGACCAGCAGATGCGGGCCAACCTGCGCGAGGACCGCAAGGTGCCGCTGCGGGCCACCGAGCACGCCTACGACGACACTGGCGCTCTGACCACGACGCACCGCTCCGACATCTACACCCACGACGGCCAGGAGCTCCAGCCCGGCACGGTCATGAACAACGACCCGGCCCAGTCGCTGCGGGATTCCGCCGGAAACCCCATCGACGTGCGGGAGATCAAGTGGGAGTACGAGCACGCCGACAACGGCGACAAGCGCATCCTGCACGAGATCTACGCCCCGATCGTGATGGACGCCATCGACGAGGAGCGGGGCCGGCGCACGTTCAAGAACGGGTCACGCGTGTTCCGCTCAACGGTGGGTCACGTCATCGACTCCTCCGGCACCGACCTGCCCAACGTCGCCCTCGGCCCGATCTACCAGCAGCTGAAGTCCAAGGGCATGTGGGACAAGATGATGAGCTTCGGGTTCAACCGGGTGATCGGCCCGTCCATCGACGCCATCATCCGCAAGCCGCTCGCCTTCCACAACTTCGCCCAGTCCTACACCGACATGAAGGGCTCACTGGAGTGGATGCGCAACCCGGAGATACTCGACGCCCTCGATCGCATCGCCCCGTCGGTAGACACGGCAGCGCTCATGCCGGCGGCAGGGCGGGCAGCTACTGCCGCCGGCGAGGGGAGTGTACGCACCGCCGACGACACGGCCATGTGGCTGCGGGGCCTGGGTGCGTCCCCGGCGGACGCCACTGACGCGCTGGTCAGTCGAGCGGCCCAGCTCCGAGCCCGGGGCGAGGACGCCCTGGCCGCCGACCACTCGCAGCTGGCAGCCAACGTCCCCCATCTGTGGGCCGACCCGCAGCAGCGCCCCGGTGACCGGCTCCTGTCGACGTGGGAGGACAC